CCCGTAAAACTCGCACTCCTTAAATTTTGCGCACACGCGGCAGCGCTTGCCCCGACCATTGGATAAATGGCTTTCATAGGTGTCCAGGTTCCGTCGGCTTTCATTTTAACTACCAATGTGTTGACCGCTGCCTTTTCCGTTGCTGACAAAGTTCCCCCTGCCGTAGTTACACGATTGAAGAAAGCGACTGCATCCGCATCAAATGCCGCGCCGCTGCCAATAATACCATGTGTTGCTAATATCATATTGTTATATCTCCAAATAAATACGCTTCGGTTGTCGAAATAAATACTAATGTCGCACCGCTATATTGTGCGTTCAATTTTAACTTCCCACTATTGCTTCGTATTGTCATCCCACTTCCAGGGACAATTGTCGTTTGTCCCGCACCATATTGTGCTAACAAAATTTGTGTACCACTTGCAAAAACCGAAGGTGGAACAGTTAAGTTATTGGCAATTGATACATTCATTTCAACCAATTTATCTGCATCACTTAAAACTAATGTGTACGATGAATTTTGACGATTAATGGTAATCAGTTTATTTGTTTTTTCATTTAATTGAGCAGCCGTTGGAACTGCAACACCACCTTGTTGTAATTGGTTTGTGAAGTTTACACCCGTTGTGGACACTTCCATTGGTAGGTTGTTTCCATTACCATCAGAAAGTGTTTTTAATGTGGCGTTTAATTCGGTATTATCGCCCGTTTTTATCAACCCTGGGTATGTTCCCGCAGGGGTTAATCCGTTTAATGAAGTTCCCATATTATATTGTATTCCAAGTGTCGTTAATTGTGTTCCATTGAATTGTAATAAATTGCCATTCTAATGTTGAGAATGTTGGTGTTCTGCTTACATTGCCTACACCTTGCGCCCACAAAGTGCCATCACAACACTTTTTGGAGTATGTGTTTTTGTCCTTGCACAAACACGCCCGTGTTCCACCACCTTGCGGGGATGACCTTGATGGGGTTTTCCACCCATTCTGTGTGTTGTTAGGATTATTAGGGTTGTTCCAATTGCTCATTTTCGTATCAATGCAAAAAGTAAAAGTAAAAATAACACCGATCCAATCGCCACACCAATTTTTTGTGGTACACTGATTCTTTCTTTGTATTGAATCTGTGGTGGTAATTGAATGGTCTTGGTATAACGGATGGTATCTGCCTTGACAATTGTTTGAACTCTTATCACATCGTGATTTCTGTAAACAATCGTTTTAACGCCATCCTTTTCAATTGTGAGGGTATCAATCGTTTTTGTTGTGAAAGTGTCTGTAATGGTCACAGAATCACGCACAAACACGGTATCAATGCCATATACGCTTATTTGTGCCATGGCGGGGTTCTTTTTGATGGCTTGTTCTAAATGATATTCCGCAGAACATCCCGACATCATCAAAATAATAACCGCCTTTGTGAACAAGTCGCATTTTATCCCCTTGACAATTTTGAGTTGTGTCATGTAATTGGTCAATTTCTTGACCTTTTCATCCTTTGGCTTGTATGTCTTTTTTACAGATTCCATGAAACATAGTTTGACGGATTTGTATTTGGGTATTCACCCGCTTGTTGGTCCTCGGTGTACTGGCTAAATAATTGTGGGTAGTAACTCAAATAATCCACAACCCGTCTACGATAAGTTTCCGCGATGTTCCTTTGGCGTTGAACTAATGTATCAATTTCGGTTTTGTCTGGCAATGTGGTGTTTTCGGGTGAGTTCCTCAAAATACCCGCATTGCTTACTTCATAACCATGAAACAACAACAAATCGGCCATGGCGTAATGAATCAACATCGGTTGAACATAGTGTGAAACCAAAGTTTGGTAGTTGCCCGTCAATGTTCCGTTTTCTACCTGGGTTAAAATGTACCGATACAACTTCGTTCCCAAAAGTTCTTGAACTTGTATGTCTTGACTGATTTTAACAAAGGGATAGATTTTATCTACATCCACATTTCCACCCAATTGAGTGTATTTGAAGATTAATTCTTTGTCAACCAGTAATATGTCATCGTTTGCGTACATCTTATTTATTCTTTAATGATCCTTTGTTTGGCATATCAATGGGGCGTGTCTTGGCGGTATTCCACCCACTTGGTGAGAATGGCACACCCGCATTGTCTGCGCTTTTGTTTGATACTTCGTTGTAATTATCTAAATCCCTACTTTCGCCAACCTCGTTTGGTTGTTTAGGTAAAAACTTTCCTTTGACTTGTTTGCGTCTGAATGTCAATCGTTCCCATCTGTGGTGGCAATTTACACCGCCTTTGTACTTCCAAATTGAATAGGAACTTTGACCGCTTGGGGCGAATTGCCCGTTCACACCCGCATCACCCATTTGGATGATATCTTCCCTACGGAATATCACTCCGCTTTTGGCTTCTTGAACCATTGTAGAGCAAAACTCCCTTGATTTGTTGGATATGAAATCAGGACCATAACGGTATCGGATTTTGTACACCCCTTTATCGTCATCACTTTTTTTATTGGGATTGTCATACGCTAAGTTAAATCTTAGTTCTTCGTCCGCGTCTGTAACTTCTTGAACATCAATAAGTTCCCATTCATCGGTGTTAATTATTTCCCCCTTGTCTTTCAAATGTTCTATCCAAGATTTTTCGTCTTGGATGGTCATGTCCGCTAAATCAATCTTTTTTTTTTGACTTGCCAAGGATACGCCCGTTTCTTCCTCGCGGGTTTCATCATCAATGACATTACCACTTAAATCGGTGAATTCCAAAGGTTGTAAGGTCTTGAAATAAAGATTCAAATTAAACCCGTTAAAGTTCAACACCTTGGTGACTGCATCAATTATCAATCGTTGAAAAGGTCGAACCACAACATTATCAAACAAGATAGACGCTGACTTCAATTCGTCTGCGTTGCTACCAAATCCCGTGTTGTCCTTAATACCCAAAAGCAATGGCGATACGATACGATGCGCCACCATTATTTTCTGCATGGATTCTTGGGAAAGGAACTGATATTGGTTGTGGGCATCACTCAATTGAACGGGTGTAATATCCGCAGCCGATTCCTTGCCATCGTTCCACGAGATAATAAACCTACCCGCGTTTGACGATCCACCAAACTTTTGTTTGATTTGGGCTTCCACAGTGTCTTTAACCTCGGCGGGTGGTTGCCCGTTGTTAAAGTTTATCAACATTGATGGGGCTAACCCATTCATGATGTTGTTAATATGGAAATTGGAAATCTCCGCTTCCAAGTTGGCATATTGCGTACCGCCTTGGTAATCCACTGGTGCGAAGTAAAACGAACCCGTTGAATATGGTTTGATGGTTAAAATACATTCGTTTGCATTTTGGTCATAACCGAACGCCCTGAATTCAATTGGCGTGTGGTTACGCTTGATGTTCGCCCAATCAGGGCAATAATAGTACTTTTCAATTTCACCCTTTTCGTTGCACTTGGCGGGGCGAAGGGTTTGTTGTGGAAAGTGCTTGGCTTGGACATACTTTTTGCGGTCCTTTGACTTCACCAATTGGAACGACGCTTGGCCTAACATTTTCAAATCCATTGCAACGGCACGAAGGTCATCCGCACTAAACAACTTTTTGAATTCAATGTAACCTGGCAAATCCCTTGATGCCCTTGTAACCTCCAACCCCTTGCCAAAGATTTGGTCAACCGTGCCTTTGATACACGCATTGTTCGTGGGTGATGAATGGTATAAGTCAATCAAGTATTGGTAGTAATTATTATCATCACCATATTGCACCCAATCTTTGTTCTTTTGCTCAATGATGGATGGTGCGGTGTATGATTGTAATTGTATAAATTCTAAACTCATAGTGTTTTCCAATTAGGTGTACCAGGGGCAGTTGTTGTGAACTGCTTCCAAGTGTTGTAAATGTTTGTTGTTCCCGTAATCCAATATCCCAAAACCTCCCAAATCAACACATTCCCATTGTACACACGAAACAATAATTCATCCGTGTTTTTTGCCACTGCGTTAATTGGCGTTAGAGCGGGTAAATTCATTGTGATGAAGGAATATGACTTCACACACGCAGTCGTGGTGGAAACCATCGTTTTTGTGGGTTTATGCCATACCTCAATGGTTGCCGTTGACACACCTTCAAAATCCACGAACGATGTGAATGTAACTGATGTGGATGTGTTATTGATGTGCATACCTATAAAACGCAATTCTAACTTTTTGTTACAAAAGAAAACCCCCACCGATTTGGTGAGGGTCGTCAAACTATAAAACTGAAATCAAATTAAGCCCCAGTAACAACGGTAATAACACTTGTTGACAATTCAGCATAAGTGTCGGCATCTACTGACATCGGAGGGTTTGGCTCGCTTGACATGAAAGTCAAAGTATTCAAACGGGCATCACCCATTTGTACACCCCATGAAGATGTTCCGCCGTTGGCATCACAACCCAAAGTTGCACCAATCAACCAAAATTGGTCGTTTCTATCCCACACGATGATTTGCCATCTACCTTGTGTCAAAACCTTCAATTGATCCATATCAGAATCGCCCGTTACGGGAGTTTTTCCGCTTGGTTTGAATGACAAAGTAAAGGTGGTTTCGTATGCGGATGTTCCGTTATCGCGTGATGCAATAACCGCAGTTTCAATGGTTGACAAACCTTTCAACTCCCAAAAGTAACCCGTCAATTTTACGGGTGGAGTTGCACCATTATTCAATTGAGTTACTAAACCGCTTCCATCAGTTGCAATTGCGTTTGTAAATTCAAAGGGTACGAAGAACGCACCTTTGATACCGCCCACAAACTGCTTACATGGTTCGTATCTTCCTAATAAAGTTCCACAAGTTGGCATATTTTTTCTATTTTGTTGTTAAAAAAAAGGGGCGGGTGTTTACGCCCACCCCGTGTTTATATTGTTCCTATAAAATTAGGTTACATTAATTACAACTTGTTGAGTTGGGTTGGTAGCGATGATACCACCAGTGAAACGCATGATTACACGCACATTCTGTGAACCATCAATATCGCTCATGTCGATAACCTTAACCTCGTTGTAATCGCTCAACAAACCAGTTCCAAAGTGCAAATCGCTCTTCATACCCAATACACAGTCGTAATCGTTAAGACCAGGACACATGGTTACGGGGATACCTTGGAAGTTCATTGGCTTTTCACCAACATAGAATTGGAAGTTGTAATTACCAGCAGACAAAGCGGCTTGGTATGCTTTCATGGTAGATGGACCAACATAGTATTGGTAACCTTCTTTGCCATACAATGCAGCGGGTGAGTAATCCAATGCTTCTTGCAAACGAGCAACAACATTTGAACCCGTAGTTGCACCACTGAAAGGACGAACGATTGCAGAGTTGTCAATCAAATAACCAACCATACCATCTTGACCAGGAACCAATGCGGAATCATACCACAAGTTTGATTTCCAGATACCCAATTCGTTGGCTTGTGCTACTTCGGCAGCGGTTTGTGCCAACATGAATTCTTCGAAAGTTGCAGGCAATTTTTCAAA